TGCCACTCATCCTTGCCGTTGAAGAAGACCTCATGCCCCTCCAGGGCCGGGAAGCCTGCCGCGCACGCCTCAAGGAGCTCCTTCGTCGTCTGCCATCCTCGGCCCGCGTGGTACACGGCGGTCAGCGTGCGGCGGGTCCGTTCGGGAAGGTGTGATTCGAACACCAGGAAGTCGCCAATCCCCCCGCTGAGGAACGCCCGCGTGCTGCCGATCTTGCTGTCCCCGATCCCCAGCGGAGAGCTGGCGAGCGAGGTCCGGGCACTGTAGATCACGCCCGCCTCGGCGGCCTGCAGTGCCAGCGCCTTGCTCTTCGCATCGCCGTTGGTCACCCCCTCGCAGACGTGCGGAAAGGCTTGCCCCAGGCAGTGCCTCAGTCCGAGCTGACAGCCACCGGCACATGATCCCGACTGCGGATGCAGGCTCGAGCGGGCTACGGCCTGTCGCTCGATGGCCGCCGCGGTCATCTCCCGGATCGCCTTGATGTACCCCTCATGGCCGGCCTGCGCGTGTTCGCAGAGGCGCGGAGACTTCGGGGCCTGGCAGCCGACCAGGCCGAGGACGCAAGAGGTGTCGCAGCGCATCTATTCCGAGACCGTGATGGTTTGGTATGTGCAGCCAGTGTCCGTGATCAGCTGTGGACACGCAAAGCCGCCGCAGTAATCCCACTGGATCAGCAATGGATTGCACTGGAGGGCGGTATTGTTCCAGCCGACACCCATGCCGAGCGGAACGCCGATGCTTTCCACCAAAGCGCCGAGCCCAGGCTGAGGAGGCCACATCTCGCACACCGATTGGCTCTTGGAGAGGACGTAGTAGAGAATCGTGTTGTTCGTGCCGCAGCTGAGGATGGCCCGAAAATGCGTGTAGTCGTTCGGCGGGATGTATGCGTCGGTGTACGGTGAATACGCAACGCACCCCGTGTCCCAGTAGCCGGGCGATGAGGGAAGGCCCAGGACCGCGCTACCCGACGGGTCAACGATCGAACCCGCTTGATAGAAGAGCGTGCCGCTGGCCGAGACGTGGTTCGGGCAGATGTGGCCGTCGGGATCGTTGTCGACGAGCGTGACGTGGTAGTCGTGGCCCCACTTGAGCGAGCACGGCTTGCAGCCGGCCCGGCGCATCCACAGGAAGTGCCAGCGGTCGCCCCCGGGGACCGGGAAGAGCTGGACGTACTTCCCGCCCAGGGCCGGCCTGCCGTACGCCTCGTACGCATTGGCGGTTCCTGTCGCGCCCCCCACTGTTGGCCGGAAGATGTCGAATCCGTTGATCCAGTCCTGCTGCACAAAGTCGTAGGGAGATGTGGTGCCGCTGAGCTTCGCGAAGATGGGCGGCGCGAACTCGGTGATGGTGGTGCTGTTGCCCCCGCCGACACTGCCGCCCAGCCCGATGGATCGGCCGTCGGGCCCGTCGCTGAGCAAGAGCGGCGGCGCGGCACTCCACTGTCCGAGGCGCTTGAGCTCGTCGATGACTCGCCCGAAGAAATCCGCATCTCCGCGGCTGAGCATCATGCGACCCGTCTTTGGGTCGATCGTGCGGAACAGTCCCGCGAGTTCAGAACGCTCGGGGCGACTCATGGGGACGTGCTGCAGTAATCGAGTTGGAACAGCACGCGGGCCAACGTCTCGTCGGTGTACCACGCGGGCAGGATGACGCCAGCGGGGTTGGCGTAGAACTGATTGAGCTCGAACGCGGAGTTGTGCAGGTTGCTCGCCTGCTCCGTGTTGTTGACTGGTGGCGTTGTCAGAGTGAAGTCGGTTCCGATCGCGTTGGAACTGCCCTGCAGGAAGTACGGGCCTCCGCTCGCCTTGCCGACGTAGGCAAACCAGCCGGTGGCGCCGGTGGCCGCGGGCGGCGAGGTGATCGTGATCGTGCTGGTCGCGCCTGTTGTCGTCGTGGACGTCTCCGGGGACATGTTGGTCGGTCCGGTCGCGGTGTTGTACGCGATGACGACGTAGTACGTACCCGCGGTGATCGTCCCGCCGCTGCCGCTATTGCTGACCGTCGGTGCGTCAAAAGGTGCCGCGATCGGTGTCCCGCTGGCCGGTCCGTCCACCCACCCGCTGCTCCAGACCTTCTGCCGCCACGGATATTGCGGGATGCTGGCGATCAGCGTCGGGGCCTGCACCTGGATAAACAGCTGCGCGATGAACGTGCTCGACGAAGACAGCGCGCCTGAGCCGGCGAAGCTGAAGCCGTCCGGGCCGTCGCTGACCAGGATCCGGTGATCGCCGGAGATCTTGGCGAGGCGCTCGAGCTCGTCCAGGATCTGCGTCAGGTGAACGGGCTGCAGGATCTCGCCGGCATGCGGCCTGATGAATTGAGGCATGGTGCCGTTAGACCTTCAGCACCCGGCGCGCGACGTCCGGGCCGGCCTGGATGAATGTCGGCAGGATGAACGGGCGGGGGGCCATGGACTGCGTCCCGTGCTCCAAAAACCATGCATAGTCCACCTGCGGCGCCACGATCAGCTCCGTGTTCGCGAAGTCGACCAGGTAGTCGATCGACTGGATCAGGTCGCTGGTGTCGATGTGGGGCGCTTCGCCCGGCCGCGAGCGTGGCGGCCCCGGCACGCTGACCTCTTTCCGCTCGGCGCGCTGGAGCAACTGGGCGGCCGGCTCGAGGTTCTGCGCGATCCGGGCCCGGACGCGGTTGATGAGCTCCTGGCCGCGCCAACTGACGATTTGCATAAGCGGCCTCCTGGCCTCGCTTGGCCACCTGGAGCTATCTTGCCTTGTTTAACTGCACCGCCTAACCTCAAGGTCGGTCGCTGAGGACCGAAGAACCTTGGGAGGGGCGAGGTGCGATGGTTTGCGCCAAGTGCCGGTGTGGTGAGGTCGTGCGTGCGTCCGACAATCTGGCGGGCAGGGTCGCCAAGTGCCCGAAGTGCGCCGAGCGGGTGCCTCTGCCGTCGTTGGTGCTGTCGGGGCCTGAGCATCCCGCCGCCAGGCGTGCACTCGAGCCGTGGATGATCGTCGCGGCCCTCGGCGTCGGCTTATTGCTCGGAGGCGCCGGGATCGCCGGCCTGATGAGCATTCGGCAGCCTCAGTTGGTGACCAGCGAGACGCCGAAGGTTGCCGCTTCGCCCCCTGTAGCAGTTGTGCCGCCGGCACCTCAGAAGCCGAAGGCGCTCGCTCCGCCTGCGCCTGCCCCATCAACGGAAGCAGAGAAAAAGGAAAGGCTTCACCGCGAAATCTGGCAGGAAGCCGTGGCCGCAGAGGACCGGGCCATCTGGGAGGGGCACCGACTCTTTGCGCCGAGCCAGACCGCGAAGTATCGGTACATCGAGGAAGCGACCGAGCGGTACACGAAGGAACTGCTCGAGCGGCGGGGCATCACACAGGACGATCTGGACGAGATCGGCGCCGAGGCGATCCTGAAGAAATGGCAGATGCCGAAGCATCCGTCGTGCGATGTCGTGGCAGCCGCGAAGTCCCTCGGGATCAAGGTCCCGGTCGACCACGAGGCCAAGACCTACCACCGCTCCATCTGCCCCGTCGTCGGGAGCGGCGGCCTGCCCACGATTCCGCTTGACCAGGTCGTCGCCGATCCGGCGTTGAAGCCGTGTCCGCAGTGTGAGCCCTAGGTCTGCCCGCCCATCCGCCCGAACGACTTCAGGAACTGATTGCCCCATTCCTTGAACATATCGCCGACCTCCTTGTGAACCTTCGTGTTCTCCTTGGTGGCGGCGATCTGCTCACGCTGCACTTCCTTCTGCTGGTTCAGAATCGACTCCTGAAGGTGCTTCTGCATCTCGAGGCCGCTGCCAAAGACGTGCAGATTCTTCGGCTGCTCCCCCGCGCCTGCGCCTTCGGCAGCCCCCGCGGCCACAGGGGCGTCCCGCCGGACGATTCGGCCCCGGCGATCGCGTAGCGGCCGTGCGGCGCGGCGGGTGCGCAAGCCCTCAAGTTCGCGCTTGCGGGTCTCGCCTGCCCGCCGTCGGGCGTCCTGGGCTTCGAGGATGCGGGCCGCCTCCTTCTCGCCACCCTTGAACTGCTGCTGGAAGCCGGGGAGCACGTAGTCCTGGACACGCGGCTTCATCAGCCGCCCATACTTGTCCGTCTCACCCTTTTTTCTCAGGTCCGCCAGGATCGCGTTCTCTTCGGCGATCGTCCGGCCGCCGAGTTCCGGATTCATTCTGCCCCCCGGGTTCACGCGGGCCTGCCGCAGCATCTCGGTTGCGACCATGTGCGTGCGGCGATCCTCGGGATTGTTGGCCGCCAGAATCTCCGCATTCTGCCGCAGTCGGCGCATGTTGAGCTGCCCACGCGACGTGTTCAGCATGGCCTGCATCGGCGCGGCCACCTTGTCCTTGATAACCTGGCCGAGGACTTGGAATCTGCCGATGGTCTGGGCAATGACATTCGGGCCGCCAGGGAGCAAGTCCTGCTCCGCAGCGTTTCGAGCCCCGATGCGCTTCCGTGCCTGTCCCAGCAGGTCGCCAAGCGGCCCTTGAATCTCCGGCTTGTTGAAGTTCGGCGCGACGAAGTTTGGAGCCCTCCCCAGCGCCCGGAAGAGATTCGTGGTGTTGGTCTGGTTCCCAACCTCGGCCCGGACGTCCTTCGGCTGCGCGCCCTCCTTGCCTGACATCAGCATGTCGAGCATGACGCCGGCTGCGGGGCTGAACGCGCTCACGGCCGCCTTCACGGCCGGCGTGTTGAGCTGCGGCATCTTCCGCGTGAGCTTCACGCCAATGTTGTGCAGGCCCGTTTCGATGGCGACCCCGACGGCCCCCATCGCGACCGTGAAGCCTTCGACCAGCACGTCCTTCAGGTAGACGAGCCCGCGCCGCAGGTTCTCGATGAACGCCTTCCACGCTTCATTGAAGCCCTCGCTGATCACCGCCCACGTTGAACGCAGGTCGTTGAACGCAACGCCGATGGTCGTCGCGGCGTCTGTGAGCTTCTTCGACCACTCCTCGATGAGCCCCTTGTTCGCCTCCAGCTTCGCCCCGACGTCCTCGGCCAGGAAACTGAATGAATTCGCCAGCGCCTTGACGACCGGCAGCAGCGCATCGCCCATCTTGCCCTTGAGCACAGTCAGGACGTTCTCGAAGCGGGCCCACTGCGCATTGGTCGTCGCGGCCTGCGCGTTGTAAGCCGTCTGGATCGACGTCAGGTTCGCCCACTCCTTGTCGGCGTCGCGGACGAAGCCGTTGAGCTTGTCCTGGACGGTCGCGAGCTGGAGCAGTGTCGGCCCCATCCGGGCGCCGGTCAGGTGCAGACCCTTGAGCACCTGAAGCTGGCCCACGCTGTCGAACTTCTTCAGGCCGGCGAGGAACGCCTGCAGGGCCGCCAGCGGGTCGCCCTTGAGCGTCTTGGCGAACTGCTCCACGTTCTGGCCGGCGATGCGCGCGAACTTGGCCGTGTCCGTGGCCATGCGAGAGATAACCTGGTTGAACGCCGTGCCGCCGACTTCCTCCGTAATGCCGGCTTCCTTCATCGCGGCGCCTAGAGCCAGGAGCTGCGTCGGGCGGATGGTTTGGAGTGCGCCGCCGAGCCCGGCCATGCGCCGGGTCAGCTCGAGGATGTCTGCGGCGGATGCCGTCGAGGTGTTGTCGAGCTGGTTCAGCGCACTCGCAAACCGAATCGCGTCCTCGGGCCCCTTCCCGAAGACGTTCAAAATGCGCTCGATGTGCGTGGCCGTTTCCTCGGCGGATAGCTCGGGGATCGCCACCTTGATCAGGCTGATGTCTCGGACGAATCCCTTGATCCGGTCGGCCGCGATACCCAGCCGGCCGCCCATGGTCGCGATGTCAAACGCATCCGCGATCTTCACGCCACTGAGCGTGGTGGCGAGCGTCTTGACCCGATCGCCGAGCTTCTCCAGTGATTGCCCCTGCAGCCCGGTGACCCGCCGCAGCCCCGCCATCCGAGTTTCAAAATCCGCGGCGGTGTCGACGACATCCCGAATCTCGCCCGCGATCTTCCGGCCAGCAAAAGCCGCGGCGAAGGCGGTGCCCATGCCGCGGATCGTGCCGGTGAGCGCGTTGAGCTGCGACGCGAGCTGTCTGAGCGCCGTCGACTCGGTGCGGATCCTCAGCACCGGCACGGATCGCAGGCGACCCTGCAGGATCTGCAGTTGAGCGTTCAGGCCGCTCATGTCGACCCGGACCCGGATGAGCCCGGTCGCCAAGGTCATGTTCAGGCCGCCGGTGGCCATGAGATGGCGTCTCCCTTACTTCTTGTGCTTGCCTTCGGACCACTCGCGCGGCGTCAACGGGGCGTTGCCCCACGGATCGCGTGTCAGCGCGTACTGCCACCGGGCGCTGTGGTAAGCGATGTTGTGGCCGTACGTCGGCAGGTACTTCTTGTGGTCCGGCTCTTCCTTCGCCCCGAGGAATGCCTGGATCTGATTCAGCGTCCAGTCCATGGACTCGGTCGGCCGGATGTGCGGGGGCTTGAAGAGCAGCTCCCGCAGGATCTCGACGATGTTCAGCCCGCGGCTGGTTCGCCACCGGTCGACGGCGTGATTGCCCCAGGGGTCGCCGGCTGGCTCGCTTTTGGGTCGGCGCCGCCCTCCGCGCCGAACAGGCCCGTGAGCGAGGGGAGGAGCTCAAGCGCCTCGTTCAGGCTCAGGAAGTCCATCAGGCCCTTGGCCTGCTCGCGGGTGAACTCCGGACGGCCACGGCGGACCGAGAGAAAGAGGATCTCGCAGAGGCCCGTGAGCGACTGCATGTAACTGTTGGCCTCGTCCGAGCCGACGTTGAAGAACTTGTTGGCGCGGTCGGCCGCGAGGCGGTCGAGGAACTTCTGGTGGTCGACGGCCGCCATGACGTCTGTACGATATTTTTCGGCT